CAAACCGAACCAGATATGCTATAATATAGTTACAAGGTAAGGGAAAATACACCAAACCTTAGCAGAACGACACCTGCTATAAAAAGTCAAAATTTGTGGGTAACATATGGATAGGTAAACCCTCTAGGTGTGGCGAGAGCACCTAGATTAAACGGCATACTCGCATGAACAGAGCAATCACGCAAACTCTGAATTAATGTCCTGCCATAATGTGAATAGTGTAGGTAAAGCGTTTTGCGATATCGTATAAATAATCGCATGGTATCAAGCTACACCTCCACGCGGTGATACTGGGTAACGCTAACGTAGCATTAACCTTTACAACTACGGATAGAGAAAGGTAGGTAAACAAAAATGAAAGTAATTAAAGCAAGTACAGCGCTAGGAAAAAGGTTAGTAGCAATAGGACAAAATTGGGACGGTATTTTCTTGAATCAAGTATACAATACATGGAGTGACGCAAAGCAGGAAGCATGGGATAAATGCTATAATGAATACTGTAATACAGAGGGTGCAGAGCAGTTTTCAATTTGTTCACATAACACTTTTTGCTTTACTTGTTCGTGGTTTACACCAGATGGAATGAGATTAGAAACGTCAAAAAATAGTTATCTGGTAGTATTCGATAAATAACATATAGGGTACGGTGAGTAGGTCACAAACAAGGTTCAATTCCTTGCGTACCATTCCACCCAAACAAGGGTGAGATATAATCAAACAGAAAAGGAGAACAAAAATTATGGCAAGAAAGAGAATGGTAACAAGGACAGTAGAACAGACAACAGCACAGGTTATGACGCTTGACGTCACAACAGCAGAGGTACAAGTACGCACTTATGATATTGGCGGAAAATACACCAATGAAGATTTGCTTAAAAAGCTTCAGAAGATTTTTCAGACTGACACACTTAAACTTGTACACATTGAAGAACAGACTTGCAAAGAGGTATTACTCGGCATGGATGAGGAAGATTTTATAAGACTCGCAAAAGTATTACCGCCACGCACAGTAAATAAAGAACAGGACTAGGGGCAACCCTAGTACCTAAATAAAGGAGTGATATTATGCTATTAATAAATGAACAAGAAATACTTGTTGAAGATTTACAAGAAGTAGAGACAAAACTATTCAATCTTAGTGAACAACTAGGTTCAGACGATGAACTAGGAAAAGCGTGGTATATCGTATACAACCGCTTAAAAAAGGAGAAAGAGAAAGAAGCGAAAATGAAATCTGAAAATTAAATCATTGTTAAAAATTTAACGAAAGTACCAAAACTAGGGTGCGTGGCAGGCACGATTATAGTTTCGACACTATACACCCTTTAGTGTACAAACGTACACACGCACCTTGACAACAAAATAAAGAGAATAGAAAAGGAGAATGTTATCATGGAAAGAATTTTTACAAAAGCACTCAAAAAACAGTTAAAACAGCGTATAAAAGGTGACTTATATGTACACATTATAGAAGATAGACTAATTGTTGACATTAAACCAGTAGGTTGTTGGACGTGGCATTACACTATTAATAATTTAGCTGTACAAATGTCAACAGGTTTATCAAGTAGAATTGTAGCAGATGTTATTGTTAAACAGTACAAGAAATATATTCTATCAAAGCATTTTTACTTAAAATAATGCTAAGAAAGTGTTGACTTTTCAAGTACAATATGCTACAATAAAAGAGTAGCAAAGATAAATTACAGTTACGTTGTCAGAGCGGTGTATCTGGAAACTGGTGCACCCTCACCCCTTGGACTGGTAGACAAGAGGTAAGTCTCCGATTGAACAGATGTATCAATCATGCGTAAATGGTTTAACCATTACGAGGTCATGCACACTGGGTATCGCAGGTTCAAATCCTGCCCAGTCCACTGGTACACTAATGTACCTAAACTATAAACAAAACAAAGCCAGAAAGGAGAACAAAATTATGGCAAGAGTACCTATGGTAACAAGAACAATCGTAGCAACAAAAGCAAACGTAATGTGTCTGGACGTACAGGCAGGCGAACCGTGTAACAAGGTTGTTACAGTACCCCGCACTTACAAGGACGATGAAGCGCTGATGAAGAAAGTTCGTCCGTTGCTTGAAACTGAGACACTCAAAGCGGTACACATTGTAGACAAGGAAGAAATCGAAACTCTGTACGGAATGACAGAGCAGGAATTTATCCAGTATGCAAAAGTGCTTCCGCCTAGAAAAGGTGCAAACAGTGACGAAGAAGCAGACAACGAATAACACAGAAGCGTGTAAAACCTAAAAACAGCAAACACAACAAAATATTTAATTAAAAGGAGAACAATACCATGATTAACATTAAAGAAATGAGCAGAGAGTTCAATGAAGTAGAGCAGTACCTTATGACTATCGCACCGTCAATCGTTTCAATGAAAGATGTTGAGGACGGAGAACACATTACAGTTGACGGAGTTCTGATGTTTGAGGACGTTAAAGAGGACAGCGGTGAGGTTGTCGAAGTAATGTCAATCATTACACCGGAAAAGCAGGTATACAGTTGCCAGTCGGCTACGTTCAAGAGAAGTATCAATGATATTTCAAACATTATGAAAGGTAAGCCGTTCACTGTTATCAAGACTTCTGGTAAAACCAAAGCCAATCGTGATTACATTAACTGCGTACTGGACGTTGAAAGACTTGCATAAGTTCAGAGTGTAACAGTTAATAAATGGGGGAGGCACTCTTAGTACCATACTAGAGTGTCTCTCCTATTTCATTTATAGGGGTGAATGCTATGGCAAAAAGACGCAAACAAACGCCTGCGGAACGTGCCTACTCTAAACAAGTCAAACGTATCAAACAGTTTATAAGTAGAGCAGAAAAACGCGGGTATCAATTTAGTGAAAATGTGTTACCACAAAGACCTAAACGTGTAACACAAGCAAGTGTACGAAAGCTTGTAAAATTAACACCTGATAAGTTGTACCAAAAAGCGGTATACGGTGGTTTAGCAACAGAAGGAGAAATAGTACCGGGAGCAGAGGGTGTAAAGCTGGAACGCTCTTTGAGAGCAAAAAAAGCGGCAGAAACTAGAAAATACAGACTAACAGAGCCAGTACAAGAACCAACCAATACACCTGGTTTTATTCCACCAGAAAATATTTCAGAAGATGTATCATTTTTTGACGCTGTTGTTATCAGTGGTTTTAAGGCTCATGTGAGAATGTTTAATGAACACGCTAGTAATTTATTACTTTCATGGTTGGACAGAATATTAGCAACAAATGACGCACATGATGTAGCAATAATGTTAAACGATGGTGCAGAAGCAGGTTTGATTGTAAACTATCAGATAGTTTATTCACAAGATAAGCTAACACAGTATATGTCTGAAATGTTAAACTATTTACCAGAAGCAGGACCACTGTTTAAGGCTGAAATGATGGACGCAATGGAACAGGAAGAAGATTTTAGTAGTCCACTATGAGAGTAAAAAAGTATCGTTACTTCATGTGTGATTTTGAGACAACCGTTTACAAAGGACAGGTAAACACAGAAGTATGGGCTAGTGCGTCCGTTGAATTGTTCACAGAAGATGTAAATATATTTCATAGCATTGGAGAACAATTCGATTATTTTCTAGCACAGAAATGCAACATAGTAGCGTACTACCATAACTTGAAATTTGATGGTGCATTTTGGTTATCGTATTTGTTAGTTGATAAGGGTTTTAAGCAAGCATATAAAAAGGTAGGAGAAAACGAAAATGATGTAGAATGGCTACCAGAAAAATACATGGAAAATAAATCATTCAAGTATAGCATATCTGATAAAGGTATGTGGTACAGCATTATCATAAAAGTCAACGATCACTTTATTGAGATAAGAGACTCGTTAAAACTACTACCATTCAGTGTAAAACGTATCGGAGAAAGTTTTGGCACGAAGCACAAGAAACTTGATATGGAGTACACTGGTTTTAGGTATGCAGGTTGTACTATAACAGACGAAGAAAGAAAGTACATAGCTAATGACGTTCTTGTAGTTAAAGAAGCGTTAGAAATAATGTTCCAACAAGGGCACAACAAATTGACAATAGGTTCATGTTGTTTGGAAGAATATAAGTCAATATGTAAGTCCTCAACAAAGAACTATCTTGATTACAATGAAATGTTTCCAGATGTGTACGCTATGACGATTGACGAAAAAGAACACAGATACCCAAACGCAGGAGAGTATATCCGTAAATCATATAGGGGCGGATGGTGCTATCTAGTAAAGGGTAAAGAGAACAAGATATTTACAAATGGAACTACAGCAGATGTTAATTCTTTGTACCCTAGTATGATGAGTAGTGAAAGTGGAAATAGGTATCCCATTGGTGTACCACGATTTTGGAAAGGGAATTTTATTCCAGACGTTGCACTTGATGAAGATAAGTATTACTTTGTTAGAGTTAAGACAAGGTTCTATATTAAACCAGATAAGTTACCATTTATACAAATAAAATCGTCATTACTGTACAAAGGTACAGAAGCACTTGAAACGTCTGATGTGTATGACAAAAGAACAGGAGAATATTACACACATTATACTGATAAAGACGGTAACATTCACGACACTAGAGTAGAGTTAGTTTTAACAATGACTGACTATGAGTTATTGAAAGAACACTACGAACTTGTTGACTTTGAGATATTAGATGGTTGTTGGTTTTATAGTGAAATAGGTATCTTTGACGAGTACATTGATAAGTACAAGAAAATCAAATTGGAAAGCAAAGGTGCTTTGCGTGAGTTGGCAAAGTTGTTCCTTAACAATTTGTATGGTAAAATGGCAAGTAGTATGGACAGTAGTTTCAAGCTTGCTTATGTCAAAGAGGATAAAACCATAGGCTTTTTACCTGTTGCACAAGCAGACAAAAAGCCGGGTTATATACCTGTTGGTTCAGCTATAACAAGTTACGCAAGAAACTTCACAATTAGAGCCGCACAGAAGAACTATCATGGTAAAAACAAAAGAGGTTTTATATATGCAGATACAGATAGCATACATTGTGACCTTGAACCTAATGAGATTGTTGGTATTAAGGTACATGATAAAGACTTCTGTTGTTGGAAGCTTGAAAGCTGTTGGGATATAGCAGTTTTCACAAGACAAAAGACTTATATTGAACACGTTGTTAAGGAAGATTGTGAACCAATAGACAAACCATACAATAACATCAAGTGTGCAGGTATGCCACAACGATGTAAAGACTTATTTCAAAAGTCACTTGACGGAAATGCTGACATTAAAGGGTACACAGACAAAACAACAAATGTGTTTAAGAATTGGACAGAAGATGAAAAAGATTTTTTATTTGAAAATGAAACTGGTAAACCAATAAAGAGAAATCTTAGTGACTTTAGAGTAGGACTAAAAGTGCCGGGAAAATTAAGACCAAAGAGAATACGTGGCGGTATCCTACTTATTGACACACCGTATGAAATGAGGTGATTACTATTAGGTGTATTAATTATGTTGGAGTAATTTGTGTAAATGGTAGTTGTCCAAATGCTTTAGCAAATGAATATCCTGAGTACGGATATGAACATTGTGATTGTAAAGAATGTGGATATTATAAAGGGTGTACTGATTGTGCATTATACTGGACAGATATGTGTACACCAATTAACGAGAAAGGAGAAATTATGGAAGTTAAAACTATTAACATTAAATATGTAAAAGAGGGTATGGATAAGATTGAAATTCTTAGTGGTGGAGATTGGATTGACTTGCGTATAGCAGAAGATGTTACACTTGAAGCAGGAGAGTTCAAACTAATTCCACTTGGAGTTGCTATGGTGTTACCTAAAGGCTATGAAGCATTAGTTATACCTAGAAGTTCAACCTTTAAGAAATATGGTATAATTCAAGCAAACAGTGTTGGTCTTATTGATGAAACATATTGTGGTAATAATGATGAATGGCATTTTCCTGCATATGCTACTAGGAATATTAATATACCTAAGAACACAAGAATATGCCAATTTAGAATTATTGAACATCAACCATCTGTTGGCATTGTTGAAGTAACAGAATTATCAGAAGTAAACCGTGGTGGTTTTGGGTCAACAGGAGAAAAATAATGGACAATGTAAAGATAATTGAAAATACAAGACAAGCTAAAGATGAATATGGTTATATGTGGGGTTCAGATACATTCTATTTTGACACGAGAATGATTGAAGCATTGTTAAATGGTAAATGTATTGCGGGTGATAATGGAGAATATGTAACATTCATTGAAATGGAATGAATAAGAAAAGCAGGGGCGAACTAAGTTCGTATCCCTGCTGTTCTATTTATATCTTTAACTCATGTACCAAACAAAGCGTTCAGCGAAAACGACAAGCGGTGTAGGCACTATCATTTCAAGTGTGCTATCCTACCCGTTCATTGGTGGACACATGAGAAGATACCTAAAAGTTATCAACACTTTCCACATACTAATGTGGATAACCTAGTAACTTAATGCACTAAGTACCGCTTCTTTACATCTCATATCCTTAAATCTGAACGCACCACGTTCAAATAAATATCTAAGGTTTGACAAAAAGAAGTCATTTCTTTTTAACATAACATAGTTCACTTCATGGTCTGCTGTTGTTACTGTTATTTTAGTCTTAAATGTAACATCTGGTTTATCATCACAATAGATAAAACCGTCCTCTGTAAATTCTCTTAAACCAAAATCAGTACCTTTGTATTTTAGTGTACAAATATATCGGTTCTTACCGGCTGGCTTATCAACAAAACTTTTGTTATCATTAAGATAAACACATTCACTACTATAAGCAACATAAGCGTTCTTTGCAAAAGCTCTATTAAATCCACTACTTTTCTGTTCCTCACTTGCACTAGATATAAAACCTTGTTCAAGCACAAAACCGTCTCCGCGTAGGAACTTAGTATCGTCTTTAAGCCTAGCACTTATCCCCATTTCAACGTAGTACGGGTTTATAATACTTACTGGATTACTAAGCATATAAACTGGAACATATCTAACCTGTTCACCTTGTCCTCTAGCAATAGAAGTATGAACACTAAGTAACTTCTTAACTTCATCATTACAATAATGATTAGTTTCACTCTGAAATTCATCAAATATCATACGCATAATATCTGAAAATAAGTGGCTATATTTTTTAATTTGGTCTGCACTATTAAGACTCAAAGCATAGCCACAACTTTTTTCATCTAAGAACAATTCATGGAATATACCACTTGCTCTACGCTTGCTAGTCATTTCATGCCCACTAAAGAACAAACTTCCTAAGTCTTTATAGAACTTATCTACAACATCATCAAGTTCATAATTATACCTATAAATAAGACCAAATTTTTCGCCCTTATCTAAGAACCTATTTATACATAATCTACCAAAGTAAGTAGTCTTACCACCAGTACGATTAGTTGTGCACATATATATTTCTGGTTTGCACCCATTTATGTCAAGCATAGACAATAATTTAGTACCGTCATAATACTTACTCATATTATAATCACTTCCTTTCCTATTATATTATAACATACCTATTGCAATATGTCTAGTAATATGATATAATAAATATAAATGAACAAAGAAAGGAGTGAAAAGAATGGAACAGATTTACCCCATAATTATTGCACTTGTTTTCAATGCTTTAGACCTTATTACAGGTATCGTAACAGCGGTTAAAAACAAAGACATTCAATCAGCAAAATTGCGTGACGGTCTTTTCAAAAAGGTAGGCTTCATGTTATGTTACTTTGTAGCTTGGTTAGTTGACACACAGGGTACTAGAATAGGTTTTCAGTTTGGAGTGTTAATTCTTCCTATTATTATTCTATATGTGTGTACAACTGAATTGGTATCCATACTTGAAAACATTTGCAAGATTAACCCAGACATTCTGCCAGAAAAACTTATGGAACTATTTCACATTTCCGATATTAAAAAGGAGGACTAAATTATGCCTAACATTATGAAAGCGGTTCAGTTCATGATTGATACCGCAAACGATAACACACATGGCTATGACCAGACGCATAGAAATGGACCAGATTATGACTGTTCTTCTCTTGTTGGGACTGCACTCCATGAAGCAGGTTTTAATGTGTCACCGTACTCATGGACTGGTAATCTGGAAGCACAGTTGCGTAAATCAGGTTTTGTTGATTGTAAAGCACCGTGGTTGGCAGGAGACGTACATCTTAAAACACAGCATCATGTTGTTATGAGTATCAGCAATACGCAGATTGCTCACGCTTCAATCAACGAAAAAGGAACGACAACTGGTGGTAAAACTGGTGACCAGACTGGAAAGGAAATCTGTATCAGAGATTATTACGAGTATTCTGGTGGGTGGGATGTGCACCTTAGATACGCAGGACAGAACACAGAAGTTACACCAGACGTATCAGTTGATACAGTTGCAAGGGAAGTAATTGTAGGTAAATGGGGTGACGGAGATATCCGCAAAAAGCTTCTTACAGAAGCAGGTTATGATTACAATACTGTACAGGCAAAAGTAAACGCTATTTTGTCTGGAAAAGAGTTAAAATCTAACGGAGAAATTGCAAGAGAAGTAATTGCAGGCAAGTGGGGAAATGGTGATACAAGAAAGCAGAAACTTACCGCCGCAGGTTATGACTATTCTGCTATTCAGAAACTTGTAAACCAGATGTTAGCATAAGTGTAACCTATGCCAGACATAAATCGTGCATATTCATGGGCGATTGAAACGTGTAATGCACCTAATGTTGGTTATTCACAATCATATCGTAACGCACAAACAGTTGGCGGTATAACATACTACGATTGTTCTTCATTTATAAACTATGCGTTACTAGCAGGTGGTTTTGAAACCCCCTCTTATGCACCAAACAGTAATGCCTTTACCACTTATTCAGAAGCGTCCGAACTTTTGCGCTTAGGGTTTACAGAAGTTGACGCAAGTGGTGAATACCTAGCAGGAGATATAGGACTATCAAGTGGGCACACAGAAATGTGCTATCGTGGTGGAAGTGGTAAAGGCATTTTCATGGGAGCGCATACAGATAACGCTTCACTTGCTAATCAAGTTAGTATAGGTTCAAGTGGCGGAAATCCAGACTATGAACGTTCCTTTCCTAGACTGTTTAGATACGGAGACGGTGGTGCAACTGGATACGGTGCAAGTGCTTATGTAATTGCAGCTTTAGCAGGTAATGCTTGGAGAGAAAGTCACATAAACCCTACACTTTCTCAAATAGGCGGTGGTGCTTTTGGTTTATTTCAATGGGACGGTTCAAGACGTGACGCATTATTAACATGGTTGAGTGAAAATGGTTATGAAGATACAAGTCCAAATGGGCAAATGCAATATTTAGTTGTAGAGGACGATTGGGTAGGTACATTTGACGGAATATCTTCATTAACAGAATTTATAACATCTAGTTCAACTAATGTTGCTTCATTAACAGAAGCGTTTTGCACTTGTTGGGAAAGACCGGGTGTACCTGGTCTTGATGAAAGAATTGAATTTGCGTATGAAGCACTTGGGTATATTTTAACTCACGCAAATGACACTTCAATAGTCGAATGGGAAACAGAACCAATGTACTATTTATCAAGACAACAAGCGTTACACAATGCTGTACTTATGTATCGGTTTTATTCAGCGGGCGGTGGTGGCGGTGGTACACCGTCTACACGGAAAAAGAAAATGCCTATATGGATGTGGATAAAATACCATTACTAATAAGAAAGGAGAAATAGGTATGCCATTCAAAGCAGGTACTTATAAACATGAAGAAGGGTTTACTATTATGGTAACAGAAGATGGTGTAATTATGCTTTCACCTAATCACCCTCTTTCATTAAGATTAAGCGTCTTATTTGACACTACAAAATGGACAAAAATCTCATAGAAAGGAGAGCATTATGGCAGTAAAAACTGGTGAAGAAATTCTTGCAGAAGTTAAAGCCAGAATTGGTGAACAGACTGACGATGAAACAATCACATTCATTGAAGATATTGTTGACACACTATCTGACTTAGAAACAAAAGCACAAGGAGACGGAACAGACTGGAAAGCTAAATACGAAGAGAATGACGCAGAATGGCGCAGAAAGTATACAGAGCGTTTTTACAGTTCCAGTCCAGAGGATAACCCTCCACCGCCTAAAATTGATGACACATCAAAACCTAAGACGTTTGCAGAACTGTTTACGGCAGTTTAGCAATAAATTCAATTAAGAAAGGAAGATTAAATCATGGCAAGAAGAATTGCAAACAGTACGCTTAATGCGTCAACCATTGACATTCTCAACGTAATCCGACAGAACGCTTCTTATGATTATCAGCAGAACGTACCGGAAGTTGCAACTGTCAATGACATTCCCAAAGTGGGAGAAATCATCTATGGTACACCTGCATTTGCAAACCAGTTTATCAATGCTCTGGTAAACAGAATTGCAATCGTGCGTGTACAGAGTGCAACCTTTAACAACCCTTACTCAATCCTCAAGAAAGGTTATATTGAGTACGGAGAAACTGTCGAGGATATTTTCGTATCTATCGCAAAAGCTGTTGACTTTAATGTTGAAAAAGCGGCTAAACGTGAGTTCCAGAGAACTATCCCAGATGTTCGTTCAGCTTTCCACGTTATGAACTGGAGAGCGATGTACCCTGTTACCATTCAGGACGAGGACTTACGGCAGGCATTTCTTAGCATTGATGGTGTTCAGAACCTTATCGCTAAGATTGTAGACTCTGTTTACACCGCCGCAGAGTACGACGAATTTCTTCTGTTTAAGTACCTGCTTATTAAGGCAATCAGCCACGGAAAAATGTATCCTACTTCTATTGGAGCAGGTACAGACCTTAGTGAAGCGGCTGTACAATTTAGAGGTACATCTAATCTGTTACCGTTTATGTCAAATGAGTACAACGAAGCAGGAGTTAAGACTAACACGCCTAAAGAAAGACAGGTTATCTTCATGGACGCTATGTTCAATGCACAGTTTGACGTAAATGTGCTTGCAAGTGCGTTCAATATGGATAAGGCTGACTTCATGGGCAGGCTGTTCCTCATTGACAACTGGACTGATTTTGATAATGAACGCTTTGATATTATCAGAGCAAATTCTGACGGTATCGAAGAAGTAACAACAAACGAGTTAGCACTGTTGGCTAATGTAAAGGCTGTTATTTTGGACGATAACTGGTTTCAGGTTTACGACAACAACAACAAATTCACAGAGAAATATGTTAGTTCTGGTTTGTATTGGAACTACTTCTATCATACATGGAAAACGGTGTCAAATTCTCCGTTCGCAAATGCTGTTGTATTTGTTACCTCTGCCGCTGACGTTACTTTACCTTCAACTATTACTGTTCATGTGGACGCTAAAGATGAAAGTGATGTTGCTACTGTATTTACTATCAGTGCGGAATTTGAAGAAGCAGCTCTTAATCCTCAGAATGTGAACTTTATTCAGACAGAAGAACTTACAACTGCTGGTATTGCTGTTCAGAAATATGGTGGTCTTATTATTCCGACTTCACAGCTTGCAACAAATATCAAACTTGTTGCAGAGATTAACGGAACTACTTACACAGCGGCTACTAACATCAACGGTTCTACTGCTGTTGACGCAACTGTTACTCTTAACAAGGGTTAAAATTTTAACTGTAAGGGTGTATCAGTTTTCTGGTATACCCTTAATAGAAAGGAGACTATTATGAGTGAAACTATGTATCCTGCTGATAATGTAGGAAAAGACGGAACTGTTTATCCAACAGTAGGTGAACACATTAGAAAAACAAGTTATGCTTCTGATATTACAGCAGATGACGTTAAGGGTGCAATCAAAGATAACACAGACCGTGGTAAAGTTTGCTCTGCTCTTGATGTAACAGCAGGTGAACTTAAAGCAGCAATAGTTAATCTATTAACCGGTAAAACAGCGTACTTTGGTGGGTTAGATGTTGATAAACTTACAAGTAGTGAACTTGCAGATATTAAAGCCTACTTAGGTTCCGTGTAAAGGAGTGATTGTATGTATATACAACCCACAACAAATATAAGGTTGCTTAAAGATGTTCCTCTTGATACAACCTATGACCACACAATATACTTTGCAAGCACAACAGCGCAGTACAATTACTTTATTGGATTGCAGAAATACAATCTAACTAATTACACCTATCAAAGAGTAAAACGTGGTGTGGCTAGGGTTGGAATTAAAGCCGACAATCTGTATGATTGCAATTACATGATGTTCCAAAACACAGCTTACGGAAATAAGTGGTTTTATGCGTTTATAACCGCGGTTGAATTTGTGAACAATGAGTGTGCAGAGATTTACTTTGAACTTGATGTTATGCAGACGTGGTTCTTTGATTGTGAACCAGACTACTGCTTTGTGGAACGAGAGCATACTGTTACTGATACTATTGGTGAGCACATTGAACCAGAAACTGTTGCAACTGGTGAGTATGTTTTTAATGACTACCAACCAATAACGCATATGTCAGATATGGTTGTTTGTGTTGCTATTGTTGATACAAATGACGCTACTGATGGAACATTATATGATGGTATATACGGTTCAGCACAATTATGGGTTTATGATAGTACAGATGTGCAAAGTATCAATGATAAGGTGAATGAGTATGTTCAAAAACCTGACGCTATTATTGGTATGTATATGTTCCCTAAACTGTTTATTGCTGACACTATTCCAGATACACATAGGTTGAGTTACGGGCAGAGTGCTACTAAGAATGTTGTTACATTATCTGCTGTCACTACTGATGATACACTTGACGGTTATAAACCTAAGAACAAAAAGTTATATACTTATCCGTATAACTTTTATCATATTGACAACGCAAGTGGTAGCGAATTAAGTTTACGGTATGAGTTCTTTGAAAATCGTACACCAGTTGTTGAAATAAGTGGAACAGTGACACAGCCAGTAATTGCTATACTTAGACCTTGTAGTTATAAAGGTGTGTCAGGTTATAGTGAGTTAGGTGGTTACACTAGCTTGAATACAGAGAGTTTACAGCTTAATAACTATCCAATGTGTTCTTGGAATGTAGACGCTTATCAAGCATGGGTGGCACAAAATAGCGTACCTATTGCTCTTAATACTATTGCTAGTGTAGGTCAGATGGGTATTGCAGGTGCGTATAGTACAAATCCTAATGCGGTTATTGGTGCAGGTATTATAGGTCAAGTAAGTGGTCTTATGTCACAGTTTTATCAAGCTTCTATTACCGCTGATATTAGTAAAGGTAATCTTAATAATGGCGGTGGTAATGTTGCTAATGGTAAGCAACAGTTTTACGGTGGACGGTGTAGTGTGTGTCAAGAATACGCAAGAATGATTGACGAGTATTTCACTATGTTTGGTTATGCCGTACATAGGCTTAAAAAACCTAACAGAAATAGCAGACCTCATTGGAACTATGTAAAGACAGTCGGTGCTACTGTTACTGGTAGTGTTCCTGCTGACGATATGAAGAAAATTTGTAGTATCTATGATAATGGTATTACGTTCTGGAAAAATGGTTCAGAGGTTGGACAGTATAATCTTGATAATACAGTGTAAAGGTGGTGAGAATTAGTTATGGGTAGAAAGCGTGGTATTACAGATATGTTTGGTGATAGTGCTACACTAAACAATCTGACATATATGCAGTACCTTAATAGGCTAACAGAGTTGGCTATTTCCATGTTTGAATGGAAGAATTTACCTTATAGCGTTGACGCTAGGTATCTTGAATTACACCTCTTTGAAACTGGTTGTATGGTGTACTTTAAAGATGATGTACTTGGTGACTTGTGTTTGGACTGTATCACAAATGGTAGGCTTGATGTGTATGGCAATCCGATTTTGCGTAGAGCATACTCTGGATATAATAACTATCAGAAGTTATTGAAAGAAAGTAACAGCGTGATTATATGGAACAATTATCTGCATACAAATAGTATTCTTGATGTTAAAATGTTTGCTAGAAGATTGTATAATCTTGACAGGATAATTGATGTTAATGCCAATGCACAGAAAACACCAGTGTTAGTACAAGGAACAGAGAAACAAAGATTGACACTTTTGAACCTTTATAAAGAGTTTGATGGTAACGCCCCATTTATTTTTGGTGATAAAAACTTGGACTTAAATGCGTTAAAAGTTTTAAAAACTGACGCACCTTATGTTTGTGATAAGTTGTATCAGTTAAAGACACAGATATGGAATGAAGCGTTGACGTATCTTGGTATCAGTAATATTAACATTCAGAAAAAGGAAAGATTGATTACTGATGAAGTAACAAGAAATCAAGGTGGTACTATTGCTAGTAGGTATAGTAGATTGGAAAGTAGGAGACAGGCTGTTGAAAAGATTAACACTATGTTTGGAACTAATATTGAAGTTAATTATCGTGAAGATTTTCAGCAGGTTGACAATGATACTATTCCAGAGGACGCTGGTGCTGATACGATAGGAGGTGCAGGTAATGAGTAAATATACTACACAAGTTAGGTTCATTTGTGAAAGCAAGAGTGGGCTTAAAGTAGGTGGCGGTAGTGATGATGTTGACAACATTATCGAAAGTTCGTGGAATAAGATATTTACGAGTAAAGCACCGTTCTTTGATGAAGCTTATAGAAGTGTATTGTGTTCAAAGATTTTGAAGCACTATTATATGAGAGAAATTTGTTGTGAAACGGTAGGTATCTGGACGCTTTGGATGAATACAAGGCTTGAAGAAATTATGCCATACTACAATCAGTTATATGAGAGTGCTAAGATTGAGTTTAACCCAATGCACGATGTGGACTTAACTAGGAAACATGAAAGAAATATTGAGGGTACAAGTAAAGAAGATGGTACTAGAACACAAACAACTAATGAAATAAGAGAAGATACTGGTGATATAAGTAGAAATCTAACTGGTAATAGAGATACAGATACTACTAGTGACGGTACAAGAAATACAACAAATACAAGTGATGAAACTAAACGTGATTTGTATTCTGACACACCACAAGGTGCTATTACTGGTTTGGAAAATGAAAATTATCTCACTAACGCAAGAAAAATTACAGACAACATTAACGCTACTGGAAATGAACAGACAAACACAACAGAAAAAATAGGTGCTGATTACAGGGAAAATGAAAGTACAAATAGTAATAACAACGCAACTACCAATGGTAGTTTAAATGGAACTACAAGTAACACTGGCAGTAGTAACACAACAGAGGATTATATAGAAACTATTGTTGGTAAACAAGGTACAGAAAGTTTTAGCAGTCTACTGAATAAGTTTAGGGAAACTTTTCTTAACATTGATATGCAGGTTATTGAAGAGTTTAACGATTTATTTTTTGGACTTTGGTGATTGTAAAGGTGGTGAAAATATTATGCAATTTAATGAACTAAAAACTTTTAGATTTTGGTGTCAAAAAGTGTTACCTCTTGTTTATGATGATAGTTTAAGCTATTATGAAATTTTATGTAAAATAGTTGACTATATTAACAAACTGATTGAACAAGATAAAATATTCGCAGATGAAATATCTAAATTACAAGAAGATTTGAAAGAAATTCAAAACTATATTGATAATTTTGATACATCGTTTGCAGAACAAATTATCAAGAATTATCTAGCTACAATGATATTCGTAGAAATAAGCAATAGTGGATATATAGTATACTATATTCCAGAATCATGGAAAGAAATTACGTTCAACACAACAGGGCTTGACATTGAGTTAGATTTGCAACCAAATTTTGGTCACTTAGTTTTAAGCTATTAAATAAAAGGAGAGATTGAATTATGCAGAGACAATATATAGGTGCAAGATATGTTCCGATTTTTGCTGACCCGATTGAGTGGGATAACCAAAGAAGTTTTGAACCATTAACTATTGTAACTTATTTAGGTGCATCTTATACAAGTAAAAAGAATGTTCCGTCAGGTGTAAAACCAACCGATAACGAATATTGGGTTCTTACTGGTAATTACAATGCACAAATTGAAGAATATAGGTTAGAAACTGAAAAAGTAAAAACATCATTAAACAACATAACACTATACGGAAAAACGTGTGCATTCTTTGGCGATAGTATAACTTACGGTACTATGCCAAACGATACAAGAGCAAATAAACCATATCCAACCATTTTTGGTGAACTGATGGGTTGCACAATTAAAAACTATGCTAAAAACGGTGCGTCTATGTGTTCGTTATATAGTGGTGAAAATAACTTAGAAAATCAGTTAAAAAATAGCGACCTTAGTAATGTTGACCATGTTTTTATATGCTTCGGTGAAAATGATTTTAACACAAGAGAACCACTAGGTTCTATGAATTATGGGACGCAAGATTTTAATACTTTCTACGGTGCTATGGTGTCAGCTTGTAAATACATACAAAGTAACGGAAAGGAAAGTGTAAACATTCACTTTATCAGTACACTATATAGTGGTACTTATTACACAAATAGGATTATGAGTAATGGTTATCCTTGCACTGTTGGTACTTACGGAGAAGCTGTCAAAAAATTCTGTAATTATAACAATGTATCTTACATTGATTTAACATCAAGCTGTTATAAAAGCAGATACACATATCAGAATATGAGTGGCGGTAGTGTGCATTTAACTGAAAACGGTTATACTAATATTGGTTACACTTTATCGCAAATATTTAGTGGTTCTTCTGCGGTTGAAATGAAATACAACGGTGAAAACATAATAAGTAGGTGGTTATTTAAAAATTCTAGTGTTGATTTAACTGGTGCAACAGACAATGGTGTAACGCTATCATTTAACCAAGGCAACAAAGTACAAAAATCAAAAACAAATTTAGGTATTAGAAAAGGGTACGTTAAGATAAAAGGTCACATTTATTGTGATATACCTAATTACACAAAAATAGGCGATAAGAATGTTGCACTTGAAATTAGAATTAATAATAAATTAATTGGTGTATTATGGGACGTATTTGTTGGTTCTTCATATGATTTTGAAATCGACTGTTATAGTGATACTTATAATGGTGAATTAGAAATATCTGCTAATGTTGATTATGATAACTTTTTAATGAATGTGTTGAACTTAGAAATAATTCCAGAATCTTCTGCTAATGGTAAAATAAGTAAACACATAAAAGTAACACCATTAGACAGTAAATTATTCTCTAATTATTACTCTGAATTATCATATGATGATAATGGAACAATGTGTAACATAGCTTTTAGGGGTGTGCTAAGCAAAGAAATAAGTGGTGTTACAAACCTATTTAACATTCCTATGTGTAATAATTTACAAAATACTAACTATGCTTTT